CTGCTATTGCCATGGCGACGGTTTTGCATCGTGTCCAAAAGTGGGCGCTCATAAATCGTTCTCCGTCAGTCACTTCTTTGACCTCATGAACGTGAGTGCATGGGAACATCAGCAGCATTCCAGCAGTTGGTTTTATTTCGAGATCGCAGTCCGGGAACCGTATTTCTCCGCCTTGAAAATCCGAGTTGTAGTACAGGATGGTTGCGTAATCATTAAATGCCATCGGTAACCGATTGTGATATTTGTCGGCAAGATCGAGTTCGTGCCTTTGATAGAACGCATCACTGTGTTCTACCAATCTGAAACCTTTTTCCCATTTTCTGAATGAAATGGAATGATCGGACAGGACTTTTTCGCCGAACGTGTCGGTAACGGCTTCGTTGATTCTTTCCACCAATTCTCGTTCGCCAGCGTAAAACGGATCTCGTTCCGCTTCTGGTGTTATGTCAGGGAACGCCTGTTGATCGAAAATTAGATGTTGGCCGGCAAGTTTGTAAAAGCCATCTCTGGAGAAGTAACGCATCCACCAGTCGCACTGCTCGCGACTTAGAAAGTTTTCATTGACGTGGATTGACTTGCTACTTTTCATTACCGTGCGGCTTTGGGTCACTTATTACGGGTCTATCCCAGTATACCGACCAGTCGGCGTTGGGTTCTTCAGTTGGATTAGTGGGACCCCAGTTTTGGCTGACAACGAGGCGCGAGTCTTTTGATTTATTTCGTGAAGTCATGTGTTGTATGAACGAGTTGAAAATAACACATGTTCCAACTTGCGGTTTTACGCCGAGTGTGCCGCTCATCATGTTGCAGTAGTCGTAGTTGAAAACAAGTTCAGCGGAACCGTCTGGAACCTGTGGGTAATAGGTGACACTGAAATATTCTTGCGGGTGGGAATGTAGATTTGAGTGGTGAGAATGAGCGATGACGCTCTGGTTGTATTCGAGATCTACAGCCCACGTGTCATGGATGTAGTATTCCCGTCCGGTGACCTCCAAAAGCCTTGTTTTTACGGCTTCTTCTAGTTTTACTATTTCTGGGGTTATTGGCATTACCAGATCGTCGAATTGAACGAATCCGCGCGAAATTAGACCGCAATCAGGGGATTCCTGCTCAATTGTTTGAGCATAGTTTTTTATGTCGGATGCAATCTGATTGGGGTTGACTTCGTTAATTTCACCGACCCAAATCCCTAGATCAATAAGTGGTACGCGTTTCATTCGTGAAAAAACTCACCTGATGTAAGGGCTCTTGGTGGCTGGCTTTCATGCCAGACGTTGATGACCATCACTTGCCTTTTGCCGCTCGTAGTTTTTGTCGTTTCATGAAGGCGGTGGCCAGCGTCAAAAACGACTAGACGGTTCGGACGGTACTTGATTCGTTCCCGTTCGTCAATGGGCGACAAGTGTTCGTCGATTACATCTCGCTCCAACTGGTCTTTGCCTTCGGGTACGACACTGTTGTGTAGTTCGAGGAATCCGCCAGTCGCTTCGCTGGATCCGTACCATACGCATCCAATCTTCGGGCCACGAAACTGCCCCTCGAAGGCATACAGGAAAGTGTCTTCATCGCAGTGGGGCGCCAAGAACTGTCCGACGCCGAATGTGCGTGTCCAGTATTCAAAGCCGACAACTTCTTGGAGTGGGAATGGAAGCAGTCCGGGTGATGACCAGATGGCTTCGATAACGCGTTTGCGGTTCGTGTTGGCGGGTGAGCGCCACCAGCCGTCCCAGAACATGTAGGGGGCATAGCAGTCACATTCCTCTGAGTGGTACTCGTTAAGGAACTCCCCGATGTTGTCATGCCCAGACATGTCTTCTGGGAAAAACGTCGCGTCTTCGCGGACAGTATCGAAAAGGTCCGACTCAATAAAGTCGTCCTGCACACGAAGAAACATGTTTACTCGCCTTTTGCGCGCTTGATTATTCGTTTTGCCTTTTCGAGAGTCATCCGGTCAATGTGGATTCCCGAGATGAGCGAAGCCATCCTCATCAATTCTTGGGGATCTTCGGGTTTTTCGTTTTTCACTTCTTCAGCCGCATAACGAGGCGCGACATCCAAGACGGCTTCTCAAGAACCGTTTCGACCGTTTCGAACTTTTCTTCAGCCGGCTCTGGGGCAGCAACTGTCTTGGGCGCGACCGGCTCGCTGTAAGGACCTGCTGGCTTTTGACGCTTCGGGCCACCGTCAGCAACCGCCTTTGCTGGCGTTTTCTTAGCCGGCGTTTTCTTGGCTGGTGTTTTTTTCGCTGGCGTCTTTTTGGCCGTCGCTTTCGCCTTCGCAGGCGTTTTCTTTGCGGGCGTTTTCTTCGCCGGGGTCTTCTTATTTGGAGTGTTCATTGTGGGTTGCCTCGTTGTCGAGTTGTTTTGGACTATTGTCTTCCTGTGTGGATGACTACATCGACACATACTCCAAACTAGCACTTGGACTGACCAGTGCTCAAGTAGCCAAGGAATCCTTGGTTGCTGAGTTTGGCGTTGGCGAAGATGTGCCTTTCAATTTTATCGGATGGAGCGACCATCGGCTTGCACTCATCGTTCAGATGAAACGCGACCGCATGAAGGACAGCATCGAGCAGCGTTTTTCGATTTCGTCTGGCGCGCTACACATGATGGGCGCCTACTTTGGCTGTGAGGAGTTGACAATGGTTGCAGAGGGCTATCACAACCGGACGCCCGAGATTCCGAGGTCAGCCACGATGGCTGAATCGTTTGCCACCGGCGATAAAGACGTCGCTGAATGTTTGACTGTCACGCACGTATCCCTTATTGACGGTTATGAACCAGAAGCAACACTCATAAGCGCCCCCTACCAGTACATGGCAAATAAATTCATTGTTTGGGCGGACAAGATCGCTTACACAAAAGGTGTTGGAAAAATTTTGCGAGATTCGCCATTCCCCGCTATGATGGCGCTGTCGCTGAGGGAAGAGTTCCAAGATCCTGACGACGATGAGCGTTATAGGCTGTTAGAGGTACTAGACGAAAACGGGTTTAACGTCCAAATTTTCGAGTGACACCGTGGTGTACGATGGGGGGATGATTGGTGAATACGGATCTTTTGGCATCGGCCGTCGGAATGACACGGTTTGGGTCGGGGGCCGGGAGATTCGTGTGTCACAGGCATCAAGTGAGCCGTGCCCTGTTTGTGGCAGGGCAGATGGTAACTGCACCGGCGAGTCCGGTCCCCCTATCCACATCGCTGGCTTCAACGAAATTGAGAGTCTTGTTGGAGAGCAAACGTTTCTGGTTGAGGAGGACATATACGAAGAACGCCAGATAACGCCCTTTACAAAAACAAAAGTTCTCAAATATCCAGCCGGAAAGCACATACCGCTTGAAGAAGCCAGAAATCTAGGATTGGCTTAACGCTTTCAGTATTTTCTGAGGCGCTACAATCTTCTAACGGGTGCTACAGCCCGGAAAAATTACACGCAAATACAACTTACGGAGCACCCAAATGACCCTGCTAACTGATGAATTCCTAGCCTCTTACGCCCAAAAAACACCTCCTTGGGGTTTTAACGGAATGGGCGAAATCGTCTACCTGCGAACGTATAGCCGTCCAAAAGAAGACGGAACGATCGAGACGTGGCCGGAGACAATCAAGCGAGTCATTGATGGTGCTGTTGAGATTGGTGTCCCCTACACCAAGAAGCAAGCAGAACAGTTGTTTGACCACATGTTCAATCTCCGCTGTTCGTTCTCGGGTCGCGCCCTGTGGCAGTTGGGCACTCCGCTGGTTCAAGCATTCAACGCGGCATCGCTGAACAACTGCTACTTCGTGAACATCGAAAAGATTGAGGACTTCGAGTTCCTTTTCGACCACCTAATGCTGGGTGGGGGTGTCGGTTTCTCGGTAGAGCGCGCAAAGATTCACGAACTCCCCAAGGTGAAGGCTGGTATTCAGATCACTCATGAGAAGACGAACGACGCCGACGTCATTGTCCCCGACAGTCGTCAAGGGTGGAGCCGCCTCGTTCACTCGGTTTTGAAGTCCTACTTCTATACCGGCAAATCGTTCTCCTACTCAACGGTTCTTATCCGCGAATACGGCGCTCCTTTGAAGACCTTTGGCGGAACCGCTTCTGGTCCGGGCGCTCTAATCGACGGCATCGAGGACATTTGCAAGGTGATGGACGCTCGTGTTGGAAAGAAGTTGCGTTCGATCGACGTCCTTGATATCTGCAACATCATTGGTCGCATCGTCGTTTCTGGATCTAGCCGTCGTTCCGCTCAAATCGCAATCGGCGACCCGGATGACGTCCTGTTCCTTCGTGCCAAGAACTGGTCAACGGGTCAGATTCCCGGATGGCGTGCAAACTCCAACAACTCGATTTACGCGGACTCATGGGACGAAATCCTCCCTGAAGTCTGGAAGGGGTATGACGGTTCAGGAGAGCCATACGGCTTCGTGAACCGCAAGTTGGCTCGCCAATACGGTCGCCTTGGACATAAGAAGTCTGACCCCACGATTGAGGGTTACAACCCGTGTGCCGAGATCGCCTTGGGTGATGGTGAGTCTTGCAACTTGTCAACGATCTTCCTTCCGAACATCGAGTCTTTGGCGCAGTTCCGTGAGATCTCTGAACTGCTGTACATGACGCAGAAGCAGATCACACGCATGTCGTACCCGTACGAGAAGACCACGAAGATTGTTTCCAAGAACGCTCGTCTCGGCCAGTCTGTGACCGGAATCCTTCAGGCGTCGGAGAAGCAGATTTCGTGGCTTGATCCGGTGTACGAATATCTTGAAGGTTTGGACGCTAAGTACTCGGAAGAGCACGGCTTCCCCAAGTCTGTCCGTTTGACAACTGTTCAGCCTTCAGGAACTCTCGCTCTTCTTCCGGGTGTCACTCCGGGCGTCCACCCTGCGTATGCCCGCTACTACGTCCGTCGCGTTCGTTTCGGTTCTTCTGATCCGCTGGTGGATGCTTGCCGTAAGCGTGGCTACCCAGTGAAGTGGGACATCGGTATCGACGGCCGTGAAGATCGCACTCGCTATGTGGTGGAGTTCCCATGTGAGTCACCTGAGGGTGCTGTTCTTGCTGCTGACATGACCGCAGTTGCCCAGTTGGAATGGGTCAAGAAGATGCAGACCGAGTGGGCAGACAACGCCGTGTCGGTGACGGTCTACTACCGCATTGAGGAACTTGACGAGATCAAGCAGTGGATGTCAGAGAACTATACGAACGGTCTCAAGTCGGTTTCGTTCTTGCTTCACTCGGACCACAACTTCCCGTTGCCTCCGTACGAGGAGTGCACTCAGGAAGAGTACGAGTCAATGCTTGGCAAGATTGATTTCTCGGTTCCGCTGGTTCAGTCATCGTTCATTGACGAAGTTGTCATGGATGACTGCGCCACTGGCGCATGCCCGATCAAGTGATGCTGTTGCCCCTGTGGGCGTCTTTCACCATGCTTGCTTTGGTTTGTGCGTCGGCGAGGAGTAACCCCTCGTCGCCGCACGACCAGCAAGTTTTGTTGTCGACCCAGTAAACGTCACACGGGTAACACCCGTACACATCTGACGTCCATGGCATGAGCGAAACAATTTTGACGTTTTCACGTAGGCGTTTGATCAACATTGCTTTTGTCGGTGTTCCGTCCAAGTTCCAATAATGATCTTCGGGGTCAACCCACGATCCGGGTTCCCCGTTCATTGTTATCGTGCTCCGCCGAAGTATTCGACTGCGTGGCCACTGTCGAGTAGTTGCTCGTTGAGGCAAACTGTCATTTCTTCATCGGCATAGATTTTTGCAAGAATTCGACCGTATTTACCCTTGCCATCTTTTTGGGTTTTGATGTAGCAGTCCTTGTTCCAGTTGAACCAGTCAACTACGTAGGCTTTTGCTGCAAGACCACGTTCTTTTTCTTGAAGATCTTTCGTTCTGCTCTCTGGGGTGTTGATTCCATAGAGCCGACATCGACATTTGTGGAAGATGTCGAATCCAAGATCGATTACAACATCGACTGTGTCTCCATCAACAACCCGGTCTAAACGTGCTTTGTAGGTGTACATCAGGCTCCAGACTCATCAACATATTTTGAGGCGTTCCTTTTTCTTTCAAGCCTCACATGTCGATCGTCTTCAGTTGCGAGTTCTTCAAGTTCTTCGGCATTTCCACGGAAGTCTTTGCCGTATCGTCGGTACTCGTCCCAGTAGTCATTATCTGCGTTGCTGTTCTTTGCCACAACCATATTGTACATAAATAGGAAAATCCCCCGGGGACTAACCCGGGGGACTGTCCTACGGCTCTAGGCCGTTAGTTGTTACCCTGAGGATCAGGGAGCGGCAACCGGAGCGCCGTTGCTGAAGTCAACCTTGACGAAGGCCTCAGGACGCTTGACAGCCATCGCGAGGCGCTGCTCAGCGAGCACCACGATCGCGTTGCGGACGAAGAAGTCCGAGTGCTGTTCCGAAATCCGGATGTTGGCCTGCTCACGGTCGTACAACTGGGCGCCGGTACCGAACGCTCCGACGAGAGCGGTGCCCTCGGCGATAGCAGGGGTCTCGACGACCGGCAGACGCCACACGCGAGGCTCGCCACCAAGGGCGACCGACACGGCGACGAGGTACTGGCCGTTGCTGTCCTTCGTCAACTCGATGTCCTCCCAGTCGTTCGGGTGAAGAACGACACCGGTCGGCTCGTAGTAAGCGAGGAACGAGAGGGTAGCAGCGCGACGGATCGCGTCAGCCTTGGTGTCCGGAACCGGAGTGGTCGCACCGTTGGCCCAGTCGTAGTTCTGGATGCCAGCGGTGTTAAGAACACCGGTCAGGTTCTCGCCCGTGCCGTCACCGGAAAGGATCTGAGCGTCCTCCTGAAGGCGGAGGCCGTACATCAGTTCGTTGTCGATGATCGAACGCAACTGAGGCTCATCAGCGAGCACGTTGCGGTGCGCGGCTTCCCAGTGCGCGATGGTCCGGACGGGGGCCTGCACGCCCTCGAAGGTCATCGTCGACTGTGGCTTGGCGCCGAAGATCGGGTTGCCACCGCCGTCGGTGCCACGCTCAGCGACGGTCGCCGCGTTGTTCGTGAAGCCGGTCATGCGGAAGTACTCGATAATGGCGGCCGACGTGGTGCGCACAGGGAACAGGTCGCGGACGCGACGAGTACGCTGCGGCGGGATCACGATAGGATCGCGCTGGATCGAGCCGAACTGACCCGGAGTGCCGGAAGGCATCGCCGAGTAGATGTCCTTGACGTTGTAGCCATTAGCCGTGGTCAGGGCACCCTTGTACTGGAACGGCGACGGCATGTTCGCGCCGTTGCGGCCACCCTGAAGGCTCTTGAACTCGTCAGAAGCGAGGAAAGCCTCGCCGACGGAACCGAAACGCTCAGCGACTTCCTCGCGAACCTGCTCGAAAGCGGCAGCCTTGGCGGCAACGCTCTCGGAGGCCTGCTCGGAACCCCACTGCTCGGCCTCACTCAGGCTCTCAAGGCCAGCGATGAGGCTCTTGATTTCCTTGATGTCGGACATGTTCTGGTCGAAAGCGGTCTTCTGGGCCTGATCGACAACGACCACGCCTTCCTCGACCTTGAATGAATCTGCGATCGCCTTGTTTTCGGCGGTCTTTTGCTGGAGAGCGGTCTGCAACTCCTTGATGCGGCTGGTATCTGCCATGTTGGATCTTCTCCTGTGGAAGGATTTTTTGATGTGAATGGATTACAGCGCTAGGTAAGCACCCGCCCTATCACATCTAATTTACAACATGTCAGTGTTACCTATGTGTAACAACCGTACTTTTTTGGGTATTTAATTTTCGGGCTTTTTTGACTCCGAGGTCCAGTAATCGAGCACATGTTGTGCCCCGCGCTCACCAAAGAAGGATTTAAACGCGTTTTCATCATTAATTTCGAACTTGCCATCGAGCGACCTTGTCGCTATAAGTGATGGCGGTTGAACATTGTTGTTCCACAAATAAAACTCGTCGTACAGGCCTTGGGTGATTTGGCGGGGGACGATTGCACGCATTTCGCCAGCAATTTGGCTGCCGAAGTAGCCCGGAAGCACTGGTCCGCCGCTTTCCTGATTCTTTCGGTTGCGTTCCGCCAGTCGAGCATCAGAAACATCATCTGGGATCCACACGAAGTGTCCTGTGGTGTTGTAACCGTTACGTTTAGCCCATTTTAGGTGTTCTGTGCGTTTCCCGGTGCCGGTAACGACAACATCTACGCCGATATCGCGAGCAGAATCCATTGTCCGGTCGGTGGCCTGACGTGATGCCTCATGGACAAGGCTGGCTCCCCTGCCGTTGTCGTAGCCCTCAAGACCCTTTTTGATTTCATCAGGGTCAATAACTGCGGCTTCTGTGTCTTTAGGGACAATAAGTGTGCCGTTGTCGAGCAGGGTTGTCTTTCCTGATCCTGTGGTTCCGCCAACAAAATGCAAAGTC